CCGTCAGAAACAGATAAAGTTGTTGTTTGTGCACCACCCGCTATTGATTGCTGAGTAAATCCACCAGAAATTTGTTCTAAGATTTGTAAATTAGTATTAGTCTTCGTCCCCCATGTACCGGCGTTTTCACCAGTTGCCTGAAGTTCTACCCCTAAAGGTGTATATGTTGATGCCATAATTTTTATCTCCTATTACGCTGCTACGTCTGTATAACTTGTATTAGAACCTGTGTCAATAGCTTGATATGCTTGAATTCCAAAGCCTGAAGCTGTTCCAAATCCAGCTACAGAAACAGTTGCAGATTGACCTGTTAAACCCATTACATCTGCAGGTGCAATTGATCCAACAGAAGATGTAAATGAAACTCCTGTTAATCCCATTACATCAGCAGGTGAAATTGATCCAACAGATGAAGTTGTGGATTGACCTGTCACCGATACAACAGGACTTGATCCAATAGTAATACTACCAACATTAAAAGATGCTGATACTCCTGTTAATCCCATTACATCAGCAGGGGATAAAGAACCAACACTTGAAGTAGAAGCTTGACCAGTTAATCCAACAATTTCTTGGGTAGGATCTAAACTTCCTACAGATACAGTCGCTGAAACTCCTGTTAAAGAAAATTCTGCATTACTAATTATTGTAGGAGAACCAACACTACCTGTTGCTGAAACTCCTGTTAATCCCATTACATCAGCAGGATTTAAAGTAAATATACCCCAAGCTTGATCTTGTCCCCAAGAACCTTGATTCCAAGAACTACCTACACCTAAATTTGATGTGATTGCATCAGGAGCAGTTAGTTCTACTGTAAAACTTGATTCACCCCAAGACTCTGCATTCCAAGTATCTCTACCCCAACCTTGTTCAGGAAAAGGAATTAAATTTCCAACAGAAGAAGTTATTGATTGACCAGTTAAAGAAACTGTATCATCTTTTAATTCACCCCACTCACCATCATTCCATGCTCTTGCACCCCAACCTGTTGTAAAAGCTTCACTTATTCCCCATAAATTTGCACCCCAAGTTCCTGCTCCCCAAAAATCAACATTAGGTGTGTTTGCTTGTCCACCCATGCCAGAATGAATCGAACAATAATAATATAAAGTTGGTGCATCAGAGGCTACCTCTATTTGTGTGTAAGCTCCAGAGGATCCTGGAGTTCCGTTGGTAGTTACATTGGTGGTATACTCACTTCCACCAGAATGTGTTCCTCCGCTTGTTGTAGAAAGTCTTAATGGGTGACCACCATTTGATGAATCAGATTGGTCAAAACGAAAAGTTGCACCTTCAACTAGCTCTAAGGTAGCTTGTTGTACACCATCAATAAAATATTTATTTCCGGAGCCGGTGCTTACCACCGTTACTGTAAAGGTTCTAGTAACGGACATACCGCGTTACTCCTTTACGCTAATCTTATGATCGCGTTACTTGCGTCTGCTGTTGGAAATTGAATTGTAAAAGTTCCTGATGTTACAGTTTTATCGCCACCAAATGCTACAACCACACACGCAGGATCTCCTGAAGCTGAATCGTTATATATTAAACAACCGTTTGCGGTAAAACTTGCACTTGTATAACTAACATCAGCAAAATCACAAACTGCTGTTGTGCTATCAGCGACCGGATCAACACTTGTAAGTGTTGCGCCTGCAGCTGTGTATCCTGTTCCAGATATTTCGTTAGAAGTTGAATATGCTGTTGTAGAAGCTCCTAAAGATGCTGAACTTGTATAAAGAGCTATTTTAAAAGTGTTTCCACCTGATGCACTAAAATTATGAACTCCTTTTAAAAGTTCAACTTTAAAACTTGTGCAAACTGCCGATGTTATTGCCATAATTTATCTCCTATTAAGGTGAAGTTGATTCGATTTTAAATCTGACGGTTCCATCAGTATAATCATCTCGTCTTCTTCGACCAGTTTGCTCAATTGCAAACTTCTGTACCTCTTGTTTATATTTATTTTCATATAATGTCAACATATCTATCGGACCTTTTAAAAAACTATATGCCTCCGACAGACAGCAATATAATAGGCCATTAGGAAAGTTAAGACTTATATAATTAGTTCCATCACCCTCTAATAATGCAGGTGCAGCATTAAAATGAACTCTAAATTTATATGTTGTATCAGGGACTGGAGCAAACATCATTCTACCAGATGTAGTATCAGATTCTCCTGTAGCACCACCAAACATAGCATAATATTTTGGTTGACCTCTTTTTGCTGATTCTGTTGATGATATATATTCTTGTAAGTAAGTGACATCTTTTTTTTCTAACCAGACATTGGGTCCAGTTATAGCTGAAGTAGAGTCATAAACCTGTATACCTCTAATAAAAACAGCACCTGCTGGAGCATTAATTGTTTCTTGACCAGTAACTAAATTACCTGATTGTTGTTTTCTATCTGCGTCTATAGGAACATCTCTAAATATTCTATATTGTGCATTTAGTATTATGTTCTCTAAAACAGAGTCTGACAAAACAGTAGAGTCTGTTTCTGTATAACTTCTTATTTGAGTTTTTAATCCTGATGCACTTAATCCTGCCATTATGCTGTTACGGTGACCGGCCCTGCTGAAGCTATGTCACCTCCTCCTTTTAATGTTTCTGAAGCTGTAACTCCAGAATTAAACGTATAAGTATTATCACTAACTTTAGTAATTGTATACCCTCCAGATGCATTAATTGTTGCTGCTGGTAAATTAGCAACGTTTGAAGCGTCTCTAAATCTAACAGTGTCACTTGTTGATCTACCATGATCTGGTTCTTTAACTGTTACAGTTGTTGACCCATTTGTAATAGTAAAAGGATTTGAAGGTAAAAGATTAGGCACAGCCGTTTCTGTTCTATCAACCCTAACATTTCTTATTGCTATTCCATCAGCACTAGATGGTCTAGGTTCTAATTGTGGTTGTTTAGGTTCAAATTCAGATACATGCACGATAGATCCATTCCATTCTCTAACCATTTCTCTATATGGAAACTCTAAACCAGATCTATCTGATATTGCTTTTGCATATTTTCCTGTTGCGTATTTTGGCATTATGCTCCTGGGTAATAAACTTTTGGTGTAATATAAGTGCTAGATGCTGAGCCATCTTCAGCTAAAGCTCTAGCTAATTCATCTTCATAAAATAATTTCATAGCTTGTAATCTTTCGGGTGCATATTTTTGTGCTAAATAATATGCAAGTCCTGCTGTCATACAAGGCACAAATCTAAATGGCACGTCTGTTGCATTTGTATAATCTCCTGCATCTTGAATTCTTTTTATGTAATAGAAATGCATATCTTTAGATGCATTTGTTGAATCGGGTGTTGGATACACTTGAATGCTAACATGATCTATAAATCTTTGTACAAAATATTGATTAGGTGTACCTTTTGAAAGTTTATTTGAAAAACCTGCATAAGTGGATCTATCCACTTTTGTCATTGGCGAGTCTGATTGTGTAGTTTGAGTTCTATTAGATCTTAATTGTGCTTCAAGAACATCGGAAATACCATAAATACCATTTGGATTTGATGTTGCACTTGTGCCATCAGAACTAGCTCTAAAAAATTTGTACTCTGCTTGTCCTTCAATTAAATCTAAATCAAGTTCACCTATTTCCCAATAGTGAATACCTCTATTGCCCCATTCTTGAAATAAAATATTAAGAGATCTTCTTGCAGATTTAAGTTGATAACCTGCAACATTTCTTAAGCCTATACGTTCAAAAGCATCCTCTATTATCTCATCAATAGCAAAAGTTTTATCAAACGTTGTTGTTCCAGAGGTAGTATTAGCCATTTAAACTCCTAGCCAGTGTAACCAATAGTAACAGATGTAGTATTTGTTATTGTAGCATGTAAAGTTGTTTCAAATCTAATACCATTTCCAGGCATGTAAATATCTAAACCTTCTGTGCCAAAATCAGCTTCAAACACTTTATCTCCACTGCCGTCACTACTGTCTCTTAAAATTAGTTTAGAACTAGCCACTCCTTCACACTGAATGTAAGTAACTCTACATGGACCCATGTTAGTAGATCCACCAGAAATAGTTTTGACCTGTCCTGTACTAGTTATTGTAGTAAACTTCTGATCTGAACTCATATTTTTCTCCTTAAAATTTAAGCATGGGGCCGAAGCCCCACACTAAATTAATTATTAACTTACTGCTGCACTAAAAGGTGTAGCTAAGTCACCAGTACCTCCAGATGTAACTTGTACGCCCCATCTGTTTGCACCAATAGCTTTGCAAGTTATGATTGTTCCAGCTAATCCACCTGTTGTACTACCGTTTAAAGTAATAGTATCAGATGCTGCTGCAGTCATAAAACCTTCAGCATTATCACTAGTATCTGTGTCAACCATGATTGCATTACCAGTCATTGTGTCATTAGCGTTTGCAACTTGTAAAACAAAGTCAGCAGTTTTAGTTGTTCCAATGTATATTTCAAAAGAAGCACCTAAATTGTTTGCTGAGTTTGGATCGTTACCTGGTCCTGCAACACCTGAGTCTGCAGACGAATTAATCGCAGGTAAAGTCAAAGTAGCTGCACCAGCAACATTGTGGTACAACATTCTACCAGCATGTGAATCAACAGTTAAAGAAGTTGCACCGGCTGCAATTGATACAGAGTTTCCAGTTCCAACACCTTGAAAACCATTAATAGATTTTACTGGTCCTTGAAATGTAGTTTTTGCCATAATTATATCCTCCTAGTTTTCCGAATACTGTCTCTAGGCCGTCGACTATACGCGTCAGTATTCTAATTAATTGTATAGTAATAAAACTATATACTACATTTTAGTAGAGCGCAAGAGAGCCTGTGATGTGAATTGAATTTATTCAACGATGTAGCTTTTTATTAAGTAGCTACTGAAACTTGAGGAGCCGCATCATCTATTTTATTTTGTGCATTAGCTTTTTCTGCTTCTGCAAGTTTGATCTGGCTAATTACTTCTCTGACTTTTCTGTCAATCTTAACCATATCGAGAGTATATCTACCCTCTTTCAGATGCTCCTGCTCCCATTGAAGATCTAGTCCCTTCTTCTTTGTGTAAAGGGTCTCCAGTTGTTGCATTATCGCCTCCATTTATAACCTCCTCATAGGTTATTCTATTTACTCTTGGGTCATGCATTTCTCCAAGAGATTCCCATTTTATATCATTTTCTCCAAGTTTGTCAATGATAGCATTTTCTATGTCTATGGGACCGTCTAAAGACTCAATGATAAAATCTGCGTGCATTTTGTAAGCAAATATTTGAACTCTGAATTTTTTCATTTTCTCACCGTTAATAATAAATGGGGCCGTTTTAAGGCGGCCCCATAAAATTTAGTTATTACGCACCTTCAACGCCGAAGATACCTCTAGGGTCAGATACACCAAATGAGTATCTTTCTCTAGCTTTGTATCTTACGTTTCCAGTATCGAAATCACC